GGGCTTGTATTCTTCTATGGCATCAATGACGTGACCTACCACGCTCATGGTGTCCTCACCCTTGAACCGCTTGATCGCCACGATGTCACGCCCCTGACGCACCAAGATCACGGTACTGTCCATGCCCCCACGGGCCGGGTCAACCCCGATAACCACAGGTGCGGTCAAGTCCTTGTACTTCGGACGCTTAAACGCATCCTCAACGGTCACGGGCGAGATGAACTGGTCTTCACCCGATGCGGGAAACTCACCATACACCTCGACACGGGCCTGTATGGAGTCTTCCCCGTACTCCGCAATGATCTGTTCATAGATCGACTTGTCTGTACCCTCTACGGTACGCGCATCAATAATGTTCCCGTTCCAAAACTCCCGCTTACCGTGGAACGTTTCAAAGAAGTACCCGGTGTTGCGCCGGGGGTTACTGAACGCGAACCAATACCTGTCCAGAATCTTCTCGGTAAAGAATCCAGCAGCCACTGACCAAATCCCATCAGGAATACCGCTGGCCTCATCGAAGATCACCATCATCCCGTCCATGTTGTGCACACCCGCATAACTGTCCGGGTTCTCCTCACTCCACAGCTTCCCCTCCGCTGCCCAGTATCGAGTACCCTTCTTGAGGTCACGCTCCACAAGGTCAGTCAACCACTGTGCTGGTACGAGTTTGGTCGCACTCACCTCCCACCAGTGGGCATTGATACTCATCGTGGCCCACTTGGTCAACTCACCCCATGTAACCGTGCGAAGCTGGTTCTCACTGTTAGCCGAGACAATCACGGTTGACCCAATACGGGTACTCAGCATCCACAAGATCAGCCACGACACCAGTGCCGACTTCCCGATCCCCCGACCAGAACTGACCGCGTTACGCAACGCCTCCATGTCCAGTTGACCCCTGTTAGCCTTGATATGAGCACCCACCGAGCGTAATATCTTCCGCTGCCATGCCCGTGGCCCTTTGAACTTCTCCAACGGCGTATTCGCCACCCCCCACGGGAAACTGAACAGGACGAAGCTCTCAGGGTCATCGGCAAGCTGTGTGCTCCACAACTGAGCCATAAGCTGCTGCTCCTCAGCAGGCGCGTAAATTGGCTTCTGCATCAGTTCTCTCCTTCGATCATCGGTACATCTATTACATCCAGCAACTCGATGGTGCGGTTCTGAGCAGCAGCCAGCGCACCCAAGATACTGATCTGCCCACCAATATCAATGACCTTCGTATCGCCGTACACCTTCCGGTTGTCCGATGCAATGATCCACTTCCGAGTGTCAATCTTTAGCCGTGACCGCTGAACGTCCTCCAACGAGTCGTCAGCATCGGCAATGTCGATAAGGTCAGCTACCCACAGTTCACTGCGCATCTCCTTGGCGCTCACATACCGACTGTACTTGTCCCCTGTTTTCTTCATCCACTGGATAAACATTCCAGCTTCAAATTGCCGGAAGTCTTCGTCCAGTGCCTTCTTCAGGGAATAGCCCGAGGCAATCTTGTCGAGCACGCCTTCAAAGGCATTCTCGAATTTCATGTAGATGAGTTCCCGATTGCTCTTGGCATTGGCAATGGACAGAGGGGTGATGATGGGCGGCAGATCGCCAGCACTGAGCCAGTCAGGTAGTTCGAGTGGTGTGTCAATCTCGCCTATGGTTTTATTGGTCATAGTGTCTTGATTATGCACGATGGGTGACTGACTGTGACAAAGATTAACTGTGTCAAGTGGGGGGTGTGACTGACTGTGACTATGAACCCATTGGGTTATGAATGATGATAAATTTGTAAAGAGAACCCATTGGGTTACAAATCATGACAAATTTGTAAAAATAAAAAAATTGTTCGTGATGCCTTCGCAGCCGTGACCACATGGCGCAGGGCCCCACCCCCCCCCATCAATCCGGGATCATACAACTCAATGGGTCAATGAGAATGATAATCAGTATCATTTAACCCAATGGGTTCACATGAAACATCACCAATAATCTCAGTCACAGTTGTCGCAGTAGCCCAACGGGTTGCATTAACCCGTTGGGTTGCATTAACCCGTTGGGTTTGACCCATTGGGTTGCTTGTTGCATGAAAACAACAGTTTCAGGCTTTTTTGTGACATCGAGGTCGAGAACGTGACAAAAAAGCCTCCACGCGCGCGGTTTATATTTCAAACACACTTTTTTAAACGGACTGATTTCCCACTTTCTCAAAATCCCATATGCCTTTATAAAGTCACATTGTCACAGGCAAGCAAAATAGTCATAATCAATCAACCCAATGGGTTTGATAAAAATGTTTATGGTTCAAGTGTGTAAACATCAACCCAATGGGTTACACTAGACACAATGGCAAAGTCGCCATGTAACGTAAGGTAACTAAATGCTTATTCGCTTCACTCTCTCACTCACTGCACTTGCCGCAACGCTCGCGTTGATGCTGTCTTATTTCGATTGTTTAGTTAAGTAACCCGTAAGGAAAATTCACCATGCGTAAAATTGAAACTCAGATGCTTTCAGCTATTTCAACCCGTTCAACATGGCACGGATCAAACACCTCGGTAAGTTCAATCGATGATGTCAATTGCGCGGTGCATCTTCATGGGAACCATATCGCTGACGTAAATAGTCGCACGGGCTTTGTGATGGTCAACAAATACACATTGAAGCATTGGCCTAGCAACACTACTAAATCCCGTTTGCGTGCTTTGGGTGTCAACGTATCAACCCGTGACCATGTAACCTATTTAGACAATGTAGCCGTTTAAGATTTCCACTGTAGCCCTTTGATGAGGGGCTACGGGGTCAATCTTGGCTCACTGTAATGTTAGGACAATTATGAAAACCACTGTATCCGTTTATGACTTCCGCGAAGCCTTCCGCCAAGCAGGTCGTGAGAACTTCACTTATGAAGCGTTGGGTTTGTTATTCGACCACTTTGAAGGACTTGAGGAAGACATGGGGAGCGAGATTGAACTTGATGTTGTCGCTATTTGTTGCGACTACACGGAAGACGATGCTGTAAGCATTGCCGGGAACTATGACATTGACATTGCAGACATGGATAAAGATGAAGCACGTGAAGCCGTTCAGGACTATCTGAACAACAACACATCAGTCGTGGGAACCACTTCAAACGGTTCGATTGTTTACGCTGACTTTTAAGGATCAACAACATGAAAACAGTTTTTACCTTCGGTGGATCAAACCCAATTGAACTTAAACAATCGGACAATAAACAAGGCCGTTTCATCCTATCGTATGGCTATGAAGTCAAACGGAATTTAACTTATGCTCAAGCAGCGAAAGCACTGGGTGAAGCCATGCTCCATCATTTGGCTTGTGAGGGTCAATTAAACAATGAAGGGGTTTAATAATGTTCAAAGTAATCGAAAAGCTCAACCCTTTGGCGGTGCACTGTATTTGCGACACCTTAGAGCGTGCAGAACACTGGATCAACGTATTAGCCCCCGAATACTGCTCTAAGGGCTATTTCATGGATAAAACCCTTACACCCGACAGTTTCACAATTAAGGACTCAAAATGAATGATGTAGAACTCGAGGCCGTTAACTACACAATCGGCAATCTCCAACTTGCGGGGCTGTTTGCCCGCCTAGTTGATATGCAGGCGGAGAACGATGCTCTGACGTGTGAAACCGAAGACTTGAAGGCTAGAGTTGAACAACTCGAACGTGATGCCTTATGTCGATAGTGATTGTGGGCCTTATAGCGGCCCTTCTAGCCCTTATCCTTAACATTTAACCCCTACACACTATGACAACCTTACAAGCCCCTAAAACCCCCGATGTTGAACGCATTAAGGATATGCGCACTCGATTAGCCTTGAGTGTCACCCAGTGCGCGGATATGCTCAACGTGTCAACCCATGCACTCATTAAATGGGAGAACGGATCGCGTGCCGTATCCCCTGCGACTATGCGCTTAGTTGAGATATTGGAGATGCTCGAGGTGATGGCACCCGATATGCACGCCCAGTTCATGCCTGCGAAGTAACCTCGTGCAGACGTTATAAAGGCCCTTGCGGGCTTTTTTTATGCCTGATACCCTTTGACCTTGGGTTTGGGCTTCGTGCTCAATTTGTATATATCTTCTAGCCTGCGTTGCTTGGCTTGGATCACTTCGTTTCGGTACTCTTTAAACTGTGTCTTGAGTGCCGGGTTGATGGCCCATGTTGCAACGTGTTGATGCTCCTTTGATCCATCATCAAGCCTTAACACCCATCGGCTTTTTTCAAGGGCGTGCAGGGCATTGACAACCATTTGATCCGCTTGGAATGCGTTTGTCTTACCCAGTTGACGCCTACCTGAGCGTTTAATCTCGGATAGCGTCAACGTCTCTTTGTCGGCATGATGAATGATGTATTCCTGAACCCATGTGTCAAATGTTGACATACCGCCCAAGTCCGATAGGGCATAACGGAAAGCGGGGATTAGATACTCTTTGGCAATGCGTATGCACCGGGTTACAAGGTCAGCGCAGACGGTCGTATTGAATGGTGACTCCATAAGATGGAAAACCAGCATGAGACGCCCCGCAAGCCCTTCTATCTTGCCAAAGGCGGTCATGAAGGTATCGTCAGACTGTAGCAACTGCTCGTCTTGGCGCTGCTTGTCATACCAGAGTTGGAAATCTTGAAATATGGTTTTTGCTTCAGGGGATAGCGTGTAGGCCGTGATGGGCAGCGAATAAATGATTCTCAGGGTTTGTTCCCATGCTGCTTCGTTCAGGAGGAAGTCGGGAATCTCTACCGATGGACGGGTCAGCTTGGTGTTGAGCACGCAGGGAATGAACCGCTGAATCAACCCATCACTTGCCATATTTGCAAGGTTCTCTTTAAAGACTTGGGGCTGGATGTTCCCATAAATGGACACCGCCAGATTGTCGGCCGTAATTGAACCAGCCGCCACTCGATCCATCTCGTAATGGCTTGACTCATAAGCACGCACCCATGCGCTTCGATCCTCGCCACTAGCCCGGTCAGTCAGCTTGTTCACCCATGAGTTCATCTCGTCAAGGTAACAGAGCAGGCCACGGGGACGATCAGCCGCCAGTCGGATCAACTTCTGACTGGTGACATCCTCAACTGTGATCCGCAGATTGACAGGGGTGGGGGGCAGTTCATTGACTACGGGGGCTTGGTCAGCGCCTAGCATACGATCCGCACCGCCTGAGAACTCTAGAAACGCTTTCATGCTGTTGATGTGCATGGCCTCAAGCCCTTGCCAGTCCAGAAGCTCCTTTTTAAACCGGGGGCGGTCTTCTAACTCGATTGACCTGATGGGGGCAAGCATGGGGCTGGAGCCGGGAGACTTTTTACCCGCTGGTGGCCCGATGGTCATCAACCAAAGCACAGGCGGCACTTTAAAGCCCTTTACAAGCTCTAATCTCGATTGGGCATCAACGACACCACAGACAGCGCCAAGGCCAGCAAACAAGGGAATAAGCGGATCGCAGCCTACCGTTTCGCTCACTTCGGTGGCACGGCGTGACAGGACAGCAGGCCAGAGGGTCAAATCCATGATGGGAGGGATTGGCTTAAGGTCAACCAACAACTCTGTAGGCTTGTCCGGGTTTTCCATTGCACTGAACATTGAGGCAACATCAGGGGCAGGCTTGAACCAGCCGTGTTGCTTGGCAATGTGGAAAAGTGAACCTAGCTTAATGCCGATAGACTTGTTGGACTTGAACGATTCCCACTGGTGCATCATGTCGCGTGCTCCGGGGTACTTGGTGGTCGATTGCATTGACCACTCATTCCAAAGCTGCAAGCCTTGGTCATTTTGGTTTGTCTGCGTAGCTGCCCAATGGATCGCCATGCCCACCTGAACCCATTCCTCCCGTGAACAATCGGCAGGGATGTGCTCAACCGCTGACCTGATTTCTTCCCATGATGTCGGCATAGCGTCACCTGAAGGCATGGTGCGCTCTTTGTCAGTTTCGAGTAAGCCTTGCCAAAGGTCAAGCAGGGACTGGGGGATGGTGGGGAGTCTTGTCCAGTGGCCTTTGCCTGCCCATCGGTAGGGTTGGTTAGTGTCTGGATGAATGCTTGGAGGCAGAACGTCTTGGACTGTCAGATTATTGGCAGTGGCGCAGCGTAGTTCGTAAGCTGTCACGCCCTTAACAATGATTTTCTTGGAGGGTAGGGTTAACCCGAATGGGAGACTGTAGAGCAGCTTACCGTGACCAGCACGCCCACTGTCAACAATCACTGCATCGTTGGCATCGTAGAGTGACTGTAAATCGACACCTTGGGGTGTCAATTCTTCGACAGTCATGTCCCACTCGTCAATATCAAAGGCCATTGTGCCGCTGTAAGCGTGGGCCAGACCGATGCCAAAGCCTACAGGCAGATCAGCTTGAGACTTGATAGCGTTCTCTTTCAAGTTCCATCCGGGGGTGCGTGGCCCCTTGGTTCCATTAGGGATGGGAACAAGTGACCAGCCGTGGCGTATGTAGGCATCGACCGATGCGGGGTGTTGTGTAACCTGTGGCATTGCACTCATATTTTCCCGTTCTGAATTTATTTTATTGTCCATGTCGCACAGTGTATCCGATGTGTGTTACTATTTGGGCAACAAAACGGAATTAAATATGGCAACCAAACCACTCACCAAGTTCTTGACCGTCAGGATCAAACCTGCCGATCACAAGAAATTTCACAGTAAGGCTGAACGATACGGTGGTGTATCGGAAGTCTTGCGTGAAATGATCGAGGCGTTCATTGATGACCGTCTCACTGTAAAACCAAACCCTCGTAAAGAAAGTCTCTATGTTCAACAATGAAGTTATCCTCACAATCGCCCAAGCCATCCTTGCCAACACCA